AACAGTGTGAACAAAAGAAGGACAATAGCCTGAACAGAAGAGTGAACACGAACAAGAATATAAAGAATTATAAGAATTATAAGAATGTAAAGAAGGAGAAGAAGCAGAAGAATAATAATGCCTTCGACTTCTTTCAAAACAATGGCTTTGGATTTATCACACAATATACTTCCGAAGATATTAATTACTACCTTGATGAATTTAAACAAGATGCAGATCAAATTGTTATAGCAGCACTTAAAATTGCAAAAGACAGAAACAAAGTTAATTGGGGTTACGCAAAAAGTATCTTGAATACGTGGTTGCAAAGTAACTTACAATCTTTTGAACAAGTGAGAGCACATGAAATACAGCAAAGACAAAAAAATAAAAGCGTTTATCAGCCACAATCAATTCATTCAAGAGAAATGACGCCTAAGTGGTTAGAAAATAGAGAACAAACTAAAACAAGTGAAACAGACAATGCACTTGAAGATGATATTAAAGCGTTCAAAGAGCAATTAGCTAAAGATTGGGGATAACAAATCCCCAATTTCTAGGAAAGTTAGGAAATGGTTGAATGAGTAGATTAAATTTAAAAGAAATCCCTAATGTACGAATACAAGGTAAAAAATATAGATTATGTGATGTATATAAATATTTTGATGTTTCAGACGGTACAGTCAGAAAACGATATAAACAAGGTTTACGAGGATTAGAGCTTATCACAGGCAAACTTAAAGTTAAACCTAAGACAAGATAGTTCTAAATTAAAAACTTATAAATCTGATAAGTAGAATTAATGAGGAGGAACGATAATGAGTAAATTAATATTTAAAGTAATTATAGCAATAGTATTAAAGATAGTTATTAAAGATTGGATTGCAGGTAATCAAATAGCTCAGAGTATATTAAAACGAATTCCAGATGATGAAAAAGGTATAGTAAGAGCTTGTAAGAGATTAGGTATGTCAGACATACAAACAGTTACTACTATGACAATTATTTCAGAGGAAATAGAAAAGGAAGAAAAAATAAAATTAAACAATTATTCAAATAAAATATTTGAGGAGCAACAAAATGACTAATGCAATTAATCAATTAATAGTACAAGTAGAACAATGGAGCATAGATAAAAATTTACATTTAGCTAAACCAGATAGACAAGCACTTAAATTTTATGAAGAGGCGGGTGAGATTGCTGCAGCATTATCAAGAGACAATAAGCAAGAATTAAAAGACGGTATAGGCGATACAGTAGTAACTTTAATCATCTTAGCGCAACAGCAAGGTTGGACGTTACAAGAATGCTTACAGTATGCCTATGATGAAATTAAAAATAGAAAAGGTAAAACAATTAATGGCACATTTGTTAAGCAAGAAGACCTGTAAGAAGAAAGATATTTATGAACGTGTAAAGGAAGTATTGAAGAAGGGCGTTTAAGCCCTTTCTGTATTAATCAATTATAATTCTAGTTATTTGTAAAGGATTAATATAATGATTTTTAAAACTATTTTCTGTTTCAGCTTCAATTATTTTTATAAAGCTATTGTTATTTAACATAGAATATTGATGTACTGGAATATTATAACCATCAGCTAAATAAATACGAGCAGTTTGAGGTGTTTCAGTTTGTTTTAATATTGCTTCTATATCTTTTTTATCCATATCTCTTTTCACCACCTTTTATATTAATAAACTAAGTATAGCAAAACAAAAAAATTGAATGTTAAATTAATTTAGTAACCTAAAATAATTTTAAAGGAGTAGACATCATGACAAAATTCATTGCTATAGTTACATTTTGGCTATCGATTTGTAGCTTTTATTTATTACCATTTATTTCTAATCGTGTATTAAGACTATGCTTAAAAATTTTATTAGCAATCAGTTTAGTAATTTCTTTAACTTTTGCATTATCATACAATATTTTAGATATCACTTTGGCACTATTTCTTGTTTTAGTGTTATCAGAACTTGCAGAATTGAAAATAAAAAATGATATTCAAAAAGTGAAACTTGAGTTCTGTGTTCAAAGCATTAATAAAATTAATAATTTAAACCTAAATGTTCAGGAGGGGATAGTTAAGCAATATATTCTCAGAGTTTTAAAACTTAATAGTGAAGATGAACATATAGAAGTTCTAACTCAAAGACTTAATGAACAGTTTTACGTGATTCAAGCAGATTCTAAAAATGAAGCTATTGCAAGATATAAACGACTAAAAAAACAGTAACATCAGGAGTGCATACAACATGAAAGATTTATTAATAGCTTATAGAAAAACAAGGTTAGACGTATTAAACAAAATTAAAGAAATAAATGAATTTAGTAATCAACACACTGATGATTTAGCTATTTATAAAGGCATATTAAAAGATTTAGAATATGTTATCGAATGGTTGAAAACGGGTCATCAACCAGGTAACTATAATGCTATTGATAAATCACAATGTTATCTAGTAGACCAACAAGTTATTGAAAAAGCTTGTGCAGAATCTATGTATAAAAAGGTATCTGATGTTGAATATTATGAGATATTAAATGATATTAACAATCCAATTAGTTATGCATTAATGAAATTAACTCCAATTGAATTAGAATGTTTTATTATGGTTAAATGCGAAGGACTTAGTGAAAGTCAATGTGCTGAATTAATAAATATAAAAAAGAATACAGTACATAAATACTTAGCAAGAGTGAAAAAGAAAATACAAAATGAATTGAGTGGAAATCTTTTTATTAGCTAAGCATAGAAAAGTTGACACTCAATTGCTACATATATAGGAGATGTAAAAATCTTCTAAAATGATTGCTTCCACTATGGCATTTAATGTTCTCCTCTACAAACCTATCTGAGAGTATACTCAGGTAGGTTTTTTATATTGTTTGGTATATAATAAATTAGAAATATAAAAATGTGAAAGAGGAGAGAAAAGGTGTTAAGTTGTATATAAATCATAATCAACTTACCGTGGTTAATGAAATAGCCACAAATTCCAAACAGGTTCATAACACTTTCCTCCTATTATAGTATTCATAGATTAGCCTTACTCGAGAGTAATTTGAGTAAGGTTTTTATTGTATTATGTATATAACAGACTAGGAGGATGAAAGAATGGGCAATGTTTTAGACACTTTATTAGATGCAATTAGTAACAACTTAGCAGATGAAGTTAAAGAAGAGTTGCGAACTGAAACTTTTGGTATCGGGGGCGAGATAATGGCGGACATAGCAATAGATACTGCTGCGGGTTTTATTCCTATAGTGGGAAATGCGATTAGTGGATACAGGAGAAATAAGGCATTAAAAAATCAAAGTTTGTATATACAAGAATTGTGTAAACGATTAGATATACTTGAAGAAGCTAATAACACGCAAGAAGAAAAGCTTAGCGAAAAGATAGATGATTTATATATAATTGGATCTGAAACTTCTGCTAAAGCAAAACAAGAAGAAAAAATTAAATATATATCTAATGGAGTTCTAAATGCAATAAAGCATAACTTTTCTTATGATATTTCGATTTTATATTTTTCTATATTGGATAGATTAACTATCTTGGAAATAGAGATATTAAAACAATACAACCTGCCTTTCTATGAAAGAGAAGAAATGTGGGATAAAAAGATAATCGATGACTTTAATATAACTAATGAAGGCTTTATAGCAGCAAAAAAGAATTTGTTAAGAAATGGATTACTTCAAAACAAAACAGAAAATTATTTGCAACATGATATCGATGAACTTATAGATTCTATGGAAAAAGCTCAAAAAGATATAATTAACATAGCTGATTATATTAACAACAATAAGTCTAAAAAAAGGTTGAAAGTAAGTCATAATAAGAAAACTAAACATAAAACAAAGGACAGTATTTCCATATCAAAATTAGGGAATGCTTTCATTAAATATTTTATTAGTGAAGACACGTTATAGTAATGTGTCTTTTTTATTTTATTAAGCAATCAGCGTGAGAGTTGGTGATAAATGAAATGGGAAGAAGAACAGCATACGAAAAATTAGATATAGAAAGCAAACTTGGATTAGTAGAGGGTTGGAAACGTGACGGATTAACTGACGAGCAGATAGCTAAGAATTTAGGTGTCGCTTATTCTACGTTAAGAACATGGACGCCTGATAAGTATCCAGCATTTTCAGCAGCCTTAAAAAAGGGGAAAGAAGTTTCTGACTATGAATTGGAAAACGCACTGCATAAGAGAGCTACAGGCTATTACTACGAAGAAGAAACAGTTACTAATACTGGTAAAGTAGTACAAGTTAAAAAATATGAACACGCTAATCCTACCTCTTTAATATTTGCACTTAAAAATAGATTGCCTAATAAGTACAGAGATAAAGTTGAACAAGAAATCACTCAAAAAAATATAGAAATTAATATCGGTGATTACAATGACGACGATTAAGTTAAATATTAAAAAACCTAGTAAAGTTTTCAATAAGAATATCTTTGAAATTATAAATGATTATTCACATATAACTGAAGTGCATTATGGTGGTGGGTCAAGTGGTAAGTCTCATGGAGTAGTACAGAAAGTTGTATTAAAAGCACTAAAAAAATGGAAATATCCACGAAAAGTATTATGGCTTAGGAAAGTACAAGCTACAATTAGTGATAGTTTATTTGAAGATGTAAAGAGTTGTTTAATAGATTTTAAGATTTGGGACTTATGTAAATGGAATAAGACTGATAACAAAGTAGTGCTACCAAATGGCGCTATTTTTTTATTTAAAGGATTAGATAATCCTGAAAAGATAAAGTCCATTAAAGCAGTCTCAGATATCGTCATGGAAGAAGCTTCAGAGTTTACTTTAGATGATTACACACAGTTAACTTTACGTTTAAGAGAACGTAAACATTTGAATAGACAAATATTTTTAATGTTTAACCCAGTTTCAAAGCTTAATTGGGTATATAAAGCATTCTTTGAAACTAAACAGCCACTTAAAGATGTACTAATTAGGCAATCTAGTTATAAAGATAATAAATTTCTAGATGAGATGACTAAGAATAATCTTGAACAACTATCTAATAGAAATCCAGCATATTATAAAATTTATGCTTTAGGTGAATTTGCTACGCTAGATAAATTGATATTTCCTAAATATGAAAAGAGAGTTATTAACTTAAAAGAGATTAACGATTTACCATCATATTTTGGTTTGGACTTTGGTTACATTAATGACCCTAGCGCATTTATACATGCAAAAGTAGATATCGAAAATAAAAAGATATATATACTATCTGAGTTTGTAAAAAAAGGAATGTTAAACGATGAAATAGCAGAACTAATTAAAAATCTAGGTTTTGCTAAAGAGGTAATTACAGCAGACTCAGCAGAAAGAAAAAGTATTGCCGAAATTAAAAAGCATGGCATTGAAAGAATTAAACCTGCTATGAAGGGAAATGATAGCGTTATGGCAGGTATTCAGTTTATAAGTCAATTTGAAATTATAGTTGATGAAAGATGTTTTAAAACAATTGAAGAATTAGATAACTATACGTGGAAAAAAGATAAAAAAACTGGTGAATACTTTAATAAACCAGTTGATAGTTATAACCATTGTATAGATGCATTACGATATGCAATAGGTAATTTAATATTTAAAAATAATGCTCCTAAAGAAGATATAGATCAATTAACAAGAATAAGAAGTTTATTCTAAGGAAGTGAACTAATGACAATTTACAGCCAAGAAATCAACACCACTAAGTTCTCTAAAATAGCAAATAATGATTTTTTAATCAATGATGTAGAACATTTATTAAAAGAAGATGTATTACTGAGTTTAGTTAATAAACATAAGTCTGAGCAATTACCACGCTTAGAAACTTTAGAAGACTATTACTTAAATAGAAATACAGATATTTTAACAGACAGTCGTAGGATTAATGATTTAAGTGGTAAATCTGACCATCGAGCTGTTCATAATTATGCTAAATACGTAACACGTTTTATAGTTGGTTATTTAACAGGTAATCCTATATCTATAACACATAAAGATATTAAAACTAATGATATAATAGCTCAGTTAAATACTGAAAATGATGCAGATGCAACTAATAGTGATTTAGCATTAAATCTTTCTATTTATGGTCGTGCATATGAAATTGTTTATAGAGATAATCAAGATAAAGATACTTTCAAAGTATTAGATCCTAAAAATACATTTGTAGTTTATGATAATACATTAGATAAAAAGATATTAGCAGGTATTAGATACTATACAGTACAAAATGATGAAAATAATCCATTTAGGAAAATAGAAGTATATACGAACAAATTTATTTATTATTATGTTATTCAAGATGGTACTTTTAATGCAGTGCAACAAATACCTCACTATTACAACGATGTACCTATCATTGAATATTTAAATGATCAATTCAAACAAGGTGATTTTGAAAATGTAATTTCGTTAATTGATTTATATGATAGTGCTCAGTCAGATACAGCAAATTATATGACTGATTTAAATGACGCTATGCTAGCAATCATTGGTAATGTTGAAATAGATGGCGATGAAGCTAAAAAGTTTAGACAAGCCAATATGATACATGTTAAACCTAATGAAACAACTGGTGGTAACGAAGGAAAAGCTGATGCTAAATGCATTTATAAACAGTATGATGTTAATGGTTCAGAAGCTTATAAATCTAGATTACAAAAAGATATTCATAAGTATACAAATACACCAGATTTAACTGATGAAAATTTTAGTGGTGTTCAATCAGGCGAATCTATGAAATATAAGTTATTCGGTTTAGAACAAGTTAGATCAATTAAAGAACGTTTATTTAAAAAAGGATTAATGAGACGTTATAAATTATTATTTAACAATCTAAATTTAACTGGTGTTTATAAATACGATTATTCAAAGATTGAAATTACATTCACACCTAACTTGCCTAAATCTTTATCTGAAGCAATTGAAGCATTCAATGCTTTAAATGGTGGCGTTTCTGAACAAACAAGATTGAAATTATTACCAATTATCGATAATCCTAATGATGAGATTAAGAAAATGCATGATGAGCAGAATAAAGTTAGAGAACAAGCTGATAATTCGCATTTTAACGGCCATTTTAGCGACGAAAAGGAAATGACTGATAATAATGCCCAATAATATAGAGTATTGGCTAGAACGCGCCCAGAACGTCATAAACGCCGAATCTCTAGCAGATGCTCAAGCAGCGATTGAATTAGAACGGCTAGTTATACAAATGTATGCTGAGATATCTAAAGAATTGTTAGCATTTTATGCAAAATATGCGCTAGATACTGGCTTAAGTATTCAAGCAGTAAAGAAAAAAGCTGATGAATTTGATGTTTTAGCTTTTCGTAATAAAGCAAAGCAATATGTTGAAAGAAAAGATTTTAGTGATGAGGCTAATAAAGCATTAAAACTATATAACTTGTCAATGAAAGTATCTAGAGAGCAACTTCTTAAGCAACAGTTAGATTTGGTTGTTAAAAGTTCAGGTAGTGATTTACAAGATAAAATTGAAGAAAAGCTTGTCGATGCTGTGGATAGAGAAGTAGAAAGGCAAGCACATATATTAGGTGAGCACGTTAAAATTGATGATACTGAAATTAATGCAGTAGTGAATAGTAATTTTAAAGGTGTGAAGTGGTCAACTCGCTTGTGGCAAGATATGGCTGTTGTTCAAAAAGAAGTTGAACGTGTCACTAGTAATGTTGTTGTACGTGGTCGACATCCTAATGAATATATATCAGATTTTAAAAAGAAAACAGATGCTACAACCTATAACGCTAAACGCTTATTAATAACTGAATCTGCAAGAGTACAATCAGAATCGCAAAAGCTAACTTATTTAAAAGAATTAGGTGAAGATGGAGAGTACAAATATGTAGCTAAAATAGATAATAAGACATCGAAAATCTGTCACTCATTAAATGGTAAAGTTTTTAAAGTTAAAGATATGGTCCCAGGTATTAATGCACCTCCTATGCACCCATGGTGTAGAAGTACAACAGTACCTCATGTAGGAAACTGGAGGGATAAGTTCTTTAAAGAACGTAAAGGCAAGTATAAAACAAGCAATGGTTCCAATTCTAAAAAACAATCAGGAGCACTGAATGATTTAAATGATCCTTACCACTTAAAAAGAGATAAGCATGCAATAAAATATTATAAATCAGTGCTAAATAGAAATAAAAAAAGAGAAATTGAAATAATATCAAATAATACTGGATATAATCAAAAATTAATAGAAAGAGTTTATGAACATTTATTTGAAAACATCTATGAATTAGGAAATAAAAAAGAGAAATTTTTCCCGGACTTTAATATAGCTTTAAGTTGGCAACGTTTAAGGGAAGGAAAGAATATAAAAGAGCAAGATTTTATATTATTGCGTCATGAAGCGCTTGAACACTATTTGATGAATAAGTATAATTATTCTTATACAGAGGCACATAATTATGTTGAGAAAAAGTATGATTATGCAAGTTATATTAATAAATAAGGTGAGTTCAATGTTAACTTTAAATAAAATAAAAGAAGATGAGAGAATAATTAGTTATGAATATTTGCCACAAGATGATTTAAAAAAGGGGAGAGGCAAAGTAACTTTAAATAAAAAAAATTCAGAGGTTATTGAGTTCATATTATCTAAAGATGAAATAACAAAAGATTATATGATATATAGAAACAAAGCATTTCAAGCGATTAGATATTTTATAAGCAAAAATGAATTTCCTGAAGAATATTTAGTTGCTTGGTATTAAATAGCATCCTTTCTACATAGATAAATAGAAAGTGGTGCTATTTTTATACGATTTTTTAACCTTCTTCGGAAGGTTATTTTTTATGCCCAAACCATGCTTAAGGCGTTAAAAGGTGCAAGTGTTAAGTCCGAACCATGCATGACTTAAAACTAATCAAGAGTAAATATATGAGGTGTAAAATATGCAAACTAAGAAGACCAACATGTTGAAATTAAAGTTACAGTTTTTCGCAGAAGAACCAGAGGACAATGCACAAACATCTGAAGGACAAGAAAAACAAGACACACCGGAAAAAGTTTATTCAGAAGAAGAGTTTAATCAACGATTAAATTCTGAATTACAACGTCGTTTAAAGCAAAAAGAAGATGAAAAAGCAGAAGCAGTCAAAGAAGCTCAAAAGCTAGCTAAAATGAATAAAGATCAACAGTTACAATATGAGAATGAAAAGTTAACTAAGCAACTCGAAGAATATAAAGTAAGAGATGCTAAATCACAGATGAAAGCTGAAGCACGATTGATGTTAAA